GTAAAGCCACTGAATACTTCACTGAAAAAACTAAAATACTTGGTAAGGCTGTGGAAGATGCCTATAATAGCTTTATGCAAGCGTCAGCTGCCGGTGCGGTATATGCGGGCGGTGTTACTGAGCTACGTAAAATTGCGCTACAGTCTGGACTCACCCAAGAACAATTTACCAAAGTAATAGCTGACAACAGAGATCAACTAGCACAAGCAGGATACGGAATTACAGAAGGTACAAGAATTGTAGGTAGAGTTACGCAAAAATTTGCTACTGATACAGGTAAAAGCGGACAAACCCTACAACGTGAAATGCTCAATCTTGGATTTAGTATTGATGAACAAGCTGCACTAGTAACTGATATTATAGCTAATTTAAAACGTTCAGGAGGCACCGCTACAACTTCTGAGGTAGCACAAGCCACAGCCGAGTATGCTAAAAGTCTTAGATTGATTGCAGAACTAACCGGTGACGATGCTAAAAAACGCATGGAACAGGCTAAAGGCGTTTCAGAAGAATACTCATTCCAAAAGAAATTCCTACGTGAGCACAATGGAGACATGTCCGCGCTAACCAAGGCACAAGCAGAGATTGCTAAATTAACTGTAGATGATCAAAAAGCAGTTCAGCAGGCTTATCTCAGAGGAACAGTTACAAATATTCCTGCTATTGTAGGTGGCTATCGCGAAACGGCGCTTAAACTTGGTGATCTGTTACACCAATCTACGTTTAATGCCAAAGAATTTGCTGATATACAAGCCAGCCACAATGACACAATAAGAACAGAAAATAATGCGAGAAAAGAACAGATAGGTGCGGTTACTGCACTTACTGGCAGGATGTCTGAATTTTCGACATACAATACCAATGAACTTGCTCTTGCTAATAAATTTAATTCAGACAGTCTCAAACGATCACGTGAAGAAATAGACGGCGCCGCCGGAACACCCGATAAATTTACTGGAAGACTCAATGACAGCATAATAGCATTACAAAATATGCGTAATGCTATACAAACCGATCTAACTGGGGCTATCATGAAGTTTGCAGACGGTATCCCAAAAATTCTAGCCGACTTCCGCCAAAAATTAATTGATGTTGGGATCCTTGATGGATCTAGTTTTACCCCAGGACCTGGTCAATTATTTAAAAAGCGAGAAAATGAAAGTGTTGAAGATTATAACAAACGCACATTCAACTTAAATCAAACGCAAGATATGTTGAATAAAATAGGTAAAGCAAAGGGTGGTATTTCAGATGGCCCACTAAGTGGCTATAGTGAAATCTTACACGGCAGAGAAGCGGTAGTTCCACTACCTAGCGGTGACAAAATACCAGTTGAATTTAAAAATTCGTCAGGAACTAGTGATAAGAGCATGCAAGATTTGATGACAGAAATCCGTAACGGAAACCAAACCAATAATTCAAAACTTGAAGCTATCCTAACTGCAATGCAACAAAATAACAGGCTAACATCAGGAATTTTACAGCATAGTATGTAAGCTGATAAATACTGTATCGTTAAAAGAGATCCTAATATGGCTTGGAAAAAATATTTCAAAACAGCAAATCCCAATACTAGTGGCATGATGAGCCCAATCAATGGGGGCAGTGGTACATTACCAGATGCGGGCTATCGTAACTTTGCTAGCCAATTACCAGAAGTCTACATCGGTCATCCAAATCGCACAGAACGTTATAATCAATACGAACAGATGGACATGGACAGTGAAGTCAATGCTGCCCTAGACATCCTTGCTGAGTTTATGACTCAGACTAATATTGAAAACGGTACAGGTTTTGATTTATTCTTCAAAGAAGACCCAACAGACAACGAAGTTAAAATTCTCAAAGATCAACTGCAACAATGGGTTAGCCTAAATGATCTTAACAAACGCCTGTTCAAACTAGTACGTAATACTATCAAGTATGGTGATCAAGTTTTCCTACGTGATCCCGAAACATTTAAACTATTTTGGACAGAGATGTTCAAAGTTACTAAGGTTATTGTTAACGAAGCTGAAGGCAAGAAACCAGAACAGTACATTATTAAAGATCTAAACATCAACTTTATGAACTTAACAGCCACAGCACTAAGTTCAAGTGATACATTTATCAATCATCCACAAGTAGGTGGACCGAGCGGTAGTTATACACAACCGCAAACACCCTACAGTGGCGGTAGTCGTTTTAGCCATGCACAGAACGAAGCAGTTATCGATGCAGAACACGTAGTTCACATAACACTTACAGAAGGCTTAGATCTAAACTGGCCGTTTGGTAATTCAGTATTAGAAAGTATTTTCAAGATATTCAAACAAAAAGAATTGCTTGAAGATGCTATCCTTATCTATCGTATACAACGTGCTCCAGAACGTCGTGTGTTTAAGATTGACGTGGGTAACATGCCAACACACATGGCCATGGCCTATGTCGATCGTGTTAAAAATGAAATCCATCAACGCAGAATTCCTACACAAACTGGTGGCGGACAAAATATGATGGATGCTACATATAATCCATTATCAACCAACGAAGATTACTTTTTTCCTGTAACAGCAGATGGTCGTGGGTCTAGTGTTGATGTATTTCCAGGTGGACAAAACCTTGGTGAGATCACTGACCTACGTTACTTTACTAACAAGATGTTCCGTGGTCTACGTATTCCTAGCAGTTACTTGCCCACAGGCACAGACGAAGGCGAGCGTACATATAGTGATGGTAAAACAACCACGGCATTGATCCAAGAGTGGCGCTTTAACCAATATTGTATACGCTTACAAAATCTTATTGTAGACAAATTAGATACTGAGTTTAAGATGTTCATGCGTTGGAGAGGCATTAACATCGATAACAACCTATTTGATCTACGCTTCAATGAGCCACAAAACTTTGCTAAGTATCGTCAGGCTGAAGTAGACCAAGTGCGTATTACTACATTTACACAATTAGAACCTATTCCATATTTGAGCAAACGCTTCTTACTAGAACGTTATCTAGATCTAAGCGAAGAAGAAATGCAACGCAATGATGAACTATGGGCACAAGAAAATGGCGCAGTCGATGACACGAGTATTCCTGATGCTAGTTTACGTGCTGTAGGTGTGACTAATGCTGGTATTCAACAAGACCTTGATGCTGTAGCACCAATCGAATCTATGCCCGGCGAAATTCCTGGAGCGGGTCCTGAAGGTGTAGGATCTCCTGCTAGTCAACCAGGTCCAACCGGCACTCCGGCTGGAATATAGGCATTTTGGTAAATACTCTTATGAACATACTAGAAATTTTTGAACCTACTCCTGCAGGATATTCTACTGAGAAGGATGATCACACAGCCTTGAAGCTCAGTGACCTACGTAAAACCAAATTAACTTTAAAACAGTTAAATCGTTTAAGAATTATGAATGATGTGCGTAAATTAGAGCATGAAAAGAAAGTTGACAGTGTCCAACAGCAATACAAAGCTCCCCCTGCTGAAGCAGCAATGATGTAGTTATCTTTCAAAACGATTCAAAAACATAGCATTTAACCCCTTTTTTCAATTTATTATGTAAATATATAAACATAATACATTTCCCTCAAGTATTAGTCCAGATTTAATATTAATTTTTAAGGAGTTCATTAAATGAGCAACAAATACGAACAATTAGTTGAATTCATCATCAACGATGAAACAGACAAAGCTCGTGAACTTTTCCATAAGATCGTTGTGGAAAAATCACGTGATATTTACGAAAATCTAGTAGCTGAAGAAGATCTAGAAGAAACAATGGGCGGCAACGAAGTTGAAGACCTAGTTGACGAAGTTAGTTTAGACGAAGAAGGTATTTCTGAAGAAGAAGAAGATGGCGAAGAATTTGGTGCTGATGAAGAAATGCCAGGCGAAGAACAAGGCGAAGCTGAAATTGAAGATCGTGTAGTTGATCTTGAAGATGCACTCGACGAATTAAAAGCTGAATTTGACGCACTAATGGCTGGTGAAGAACACGAAGAAGAAGCTATGCCAGGCATCCACGGTGACGAAGGTGCTGAAGAAGTTGGTGCTGAAATGGGCGGCGAAGAAGAAATGGGCAACGAAGAATTCTACGAAGCTGAAGAAAAAGATGAAGACAAAGACGACGAAGAAGATGAAGACAAAGATGTTGATGAGTCTATCGTTCGTGAATACGTTGAAAAAGTAGCTACACCAGCTAATTCAGAAGGTGCAGCAGTTGGTACAGGTAAAAGTGTAGCAGTTAACAAAAAATCAACAGTAGCTGGTAAGAATGACATGGGTGGCACAGCAGTATTATCTAAAGGCGGCAATGCTGATCAAGACGGTAATCGTCCACAAGCTGGTGAAAAACCAAAAGGTACACTAGTAGCTAATCCACAAAATAAACCAGGTGCTAATGCAGGTAAAACAGCATTTAAAACTAAAGAAGCAGCAACAGGTTCTGAAGGCAAAACAGTTGGTAACAACGGTAGCGTTGCTATTAACAAAACTAGCCCATTAGCAAAATAATTAGGAAACTATAATGGCATTTTATCTTAAAGAGAACTTAACTTTTGACGCAGCAAGGATGGAAGTCCTTACTGAAGCTACGGCTGACGGCAAAGGTAAGAATCTTTACATGAAAGGTATATTCATCCAAGGTGGCGTTAAAAACCACAATGAACGTGTATACCCGGTAAATGAGATTGAAAAAGCCGTTAGCACACTAAATGAACAAATCAAGGGTGGTTACAGCGTCTTAGGCGAAGTTGATCACCCTGATGATTTGAAAATCAATTTAGATCGTGTTTCACATATGATTACAGATATGTGGATGGATGGTCCTAATGGTTTTGGTAAATTAAAGATTCTTCCTACTCCAATGGGTTTGTTAGTAACGACCATGTTGGAATCAGGAGTAAAACTTGGTGTTTCTAGTCGTGGTAGCGGTAACGTGAATGACGGAGACGGCAAAGTAAGTGACTTTGAAATAGTCACAGTAGATGTAGTTGCGCAACCAAGCGCACCTAACGCATATCCAACAGCGATTTACGAAGGACTGATGAATATGAAGGGTGGCAGCAAGGTATTCGAGATGGCTAAAGAAGCCAGCGCAGATCAAAAAGTACAGAAATATCTAAGAGAAGCTGTAAAAGGCCTTATCAAAGATCTTAAAATTAAATAGGAGATCGTAATGTTAGATGCTATCAAACCATTGTTAGATAGTGGTATCATTAACGAAGAAACCCAATCAGCTTTAAATGAAGCTTGGGAATCTAAGTTAAATGAAGCACGTGAAACGATTCGCGCTGAATTGCGTGAAGAGTTCGCCGGCCGCTATGAGCACGATAAAAATGTAATGGTTGAAGCTCTAGACAAAATGGTTACTGAAAGTCTTACCGCTGAACTTAAAGAGTTCGCCGATGAGAAACAAGCTCTTGTTGAAGACCGCGTGAAATTTAAACGTCATATGGTTGAAAGCGCAGGCAAATTTAATGACTTCATGGTTACTAAATTAGCTGAAGAGATCAAAGAACTACGCACAGATAAGAAAGTTCAAAGTGAAGCTATCGCTAAACTAGAAAAATTTGTTATCCATGCACTAGCTGAAGAGATCAAAGAGTTTGATCAAGACAAGCAAGCTGTTGTTGAAACTAAAGTTAAACTAGTAGCAGAAGCTAAATCAAAACTAGCTGAACTACAAGGTGCTTTTGTTAAACGCAGTGCTAAACTTGTTAAAGAAGCAGTAGCACAAAATCTAGGCTCAGAATTGGCACAACTAAAAGAAGACATTCAAACTGCTCGTGAGAACATGTTCGGACGTCGTCTATTTGAAGCATTCGCTACAGAATTTGCTGGTACTCATTTAAATGAGAACAAGGAAATTGCTAAACTTCAAGCAGAACTAGCTGAAAAAGAGCAAGTTGTTGCTGAAAGCCAAAAAGCGGTTGCAGAAAAAGAAGCATTAGTTGAGTCTAAGAACCGTGAAGTTCGAATGATCCAAGACGGTATCGCTCGTAAAGAGAAACTTGATGGATTACTAAAAACATTAAACAAAGAGAAAGCTGAAGTAATGAGCAGCCTACTCGAGAGTGTGCAGACTGAAAGACTACAAACTGCATATGAAAAGTATCTACCAGCAGTTCTAAACAACACTCCAACAGCAAAAGCTG